ATATTATAGAGCAGACTATAAAGCTGCTATCTGTAATGCCATAACTAAATATAAACACGATGATATCAGAAGAAGAATTCTTGAAGGCAGAGATTGAGACTCTGAACCTAACGATGAACAATGAATTGTTTGTAGGCTTGGCTAAGAGTGTAGCTAACTACTGCAAGAAGTTTGAGCCGAGTAGTGTTATTGACTACGGATGTGGCACAGGAGTGTATAGTGAGGTGATGCGTAGGGAAGGATTTAACATCATGGCACTAGATGTGTTTAAGAGCCATAGGGATTATTGCAAGGAGCAGTATGCTGATCTGAAGGTGATTGCTAGACCGAAGGCAGCGGAGATGATGTTGTTCATCGAGGTAGCTGAACACATGACTGACCAAGAGATTAAGAATGCGATTGATGTTATAGAGCCTGAAATGATATTGTTTAGCTCTACTCCACATACTACTGCTAACGATGCAGAGTGGGGACATATTAACATCAAGCAGGAGCCAGAGTGGATTGCGTTCTGGAAGGTTCTAGGGTATAAGGTATTAGAGAAACCATCAACTCCTACGACATGGACTCTAATGCTAGAAAAAATTTAATCTACTTTATTTACTACGATGGGACATTAAACCATTACCATGTCTTGAACTTAAAGTTCTTGGAAGCGTATTGGAATGTGTTTGATGGTCATAGGATAGTTAAGATAGCCGTAAAGGGAAACTATTCTTTGGCACCTATTGTGGATATGCTGCCGAAAGATTGTGACTATCGAGTAGTGCAGAACGATGCTAAGTATGGGGAGTGTATTCACTTCTTAGACTCATTGGTAGAGATAGATGGTGGCATGACATTCTATGCACATTGCAAAGGAGTTACTAGACCTGTATGGGCAGGGTTGGACATTTGGATAAATCATTTGTATCGAAAGAATTTGACTGATCCACCTGTGTTAGGAGACAAGTTGTTTGCAGGTGTTTGTGCTAAGCTACTCCCATGCCCTCCGTATGTGCCGTATCCGTTTCACTACTCTGGTTCGTTCTATTGGTTTGCTACTGATAAAATTAAGGCTAGACTAAAAAATGTTAAGCTAAGGCTAGACAGGTACTTGACTGAGCAGTTCCCAGGTATTATGGCAGATAAGGATGAGTGTATCTTTGGATATGCAAGCTCAAATGTCAATCACAACTTCTATGAGCAAAGAACTTGGAGAAATTTAAGATGAAAGTAATTTATTCGGTCTTGTTCGGAGACTACGATGATGTCAGTCCTGCCCCTAAGTTTGAGGGGTGGGACTTTGTGTTATTTACCGATAATGCAGAGCTAAATGTTGATGGATGGCAGATACGAGTTGTGGATGGCATTACAGATAGACAGAAGGAGGCTAGGAAGTACAAGCTTCTATCACACTTGTATCTAAGCGAATACGATTTGGTCTGCTATGCCGATGCGAATATTTCGTTTGTGTATGAGCCACCTAGCTTTCCGATATGGTTTAAGACTCGTGCCCATGTAGATGTGTACACTAGAGCTAAGGAGTTGGTGAATGAGGGAAAGGTAAATGAGGATCAGGTAAAGAGGCAGTTTCGGTATTACTTGGAGAGTCGGTACAAGGATAAGGCAGGATTGCTGGAGACTAACTTTTTTGTCCGTTCAAATCGAGATAAGTTGCAGAATAGGCTTATGGATGGTGTTTGGCATATAGTTCAGAACTACACAAGTAGGGATGAGTTAGCATTTCCCTATGCTATGCATTGGTGTATGTTAAGTCCTGAGAATATCAAGACACACAATGTTATGGCAAGCTTTGTTAAGATAAATCAGCACAAGGGAAAGGTAGAGGTTAAAAAAAGCGTTCAGGTACACCACATAACACCAGGTAGATCAGACAAGAACATTGGAAAGGCAATTAACGATTTGATTCGTGGTTTGCCTGACGATGATTGGATTTGTCTACGAGACATTGATACGCTACCGATGTATCATGAGAAGATATATCAGCAATGCGAGGAGATAGCACAGCGAGGTGACTTTGATCTAGTTGGATGCATGACTAATCGGCTAGGTTTGCATTATCAGTTGGTAGGAGGACAAAAGTCCGATGATTCTGATATCATGAACCACAGAAAGATTGCCGTTGACTTATACAACGAGCATGGAAGTAATGTGATGTTCTTTAACCAGGTCATTGGTGGGTTGTTTATGCTGTTTAGCAAGAAGACTTGGGAACTTGTCGGAGGATTTCCTGAAGGAGGCATTCAGATTAATGGCCATTTCTTCGACTACCATTTCTGTAAGCAGATAATGCGACATAGACTACGAATTGGTATTGCCAAGGGTATATACTTGTTTCATTACTATCGATTTGAGAGTGGTCAAGATACTAGAAGAAATATTAGTCATCTTCTATGAGTTTGTATGTTTGATAGTTTTTTTCAATCTTTGTGTATGAATGAGGATTTAGATTTCGAATCTATCGAACAAAAAAGCTATTCAGATTATCCTGAGGCAGTTAGAAATAATGCTAAGAGGGTTCTTAAATATGTTGATGAAAACGGATGGGGGCCATGTGGCACAGATGTTGGAAAGCAGAGAGCAAATCAGCTTGCAAAAGGCGAGCCTGTATCAGTAGATACAATCAAGAGAATGTATAGCTATCTAAGTAGACATGAGGTTGATTTACAATCTTCTAGCTCTTACGATGATGGCTGCGGTCTATTGATGTACGATGCATGGGGAGGAAAGGCTGCACTATCGTGGAGCAGGAGTAAACTGAGAGAATTAGGAGAAATAAAAGAACAGAGCAATATGGGTTTTCTAACTAAAGGTATTAACCAAGGATTTCAAGATGCCGACATGAAGCAAGGTGTTGTTTCAGGTTATTTTGCAATGTTTGGTAACAAGGACTTGGATGGTGATGTCATCGAGAGAGGAGCATTCGCTAAGACTATCCAGGAGCGTGGGCCTAATGGTAAGAAGCTAATTAAGTATTTGCTAGACCATGATTCTAAGAAGTCTGTTGCTCTTATTACCAACCTAGAGGAAGATATGAAGGGTTTGAGATATGAGGCTAAGATTGGCACTCATAGCTTGGGTGTTGACTTCATGAAGATGGTAGAGTCAGGACTTATTAACCAGCATAGCTTTGGATTCTCTGTACCTAAAGACAAGCAGTACTTTGATGGCACTAAGAAAGCTAATGTCATTAAGGAAGTTATTATGTACGAAGGATCAGCAGTACAATTCTTAGGAGCGAATCCTGAGACTACATTTATCGACTTGAAGTCTGAATCAGATGCATTTGAATACCTTGACAGACTAGAGAAGTTTGTTAGGACTTCTGACGCAACTGACGAGACACTTGTAAAACTAGAAGAAAGACTTAAATCACTTTACGAAGTTCTAAAGCCGAAAGAAATCACTTTAGAAGAGGTTAAAGCCGATTTGGATAGTAATAAATTAATTGAATCACTTAAATCTACATTTAGAAATCATGGCAGAATTGCAAATTAAAGAAGTTCAGGACTTCTTGGCTGAAGAGCTACAAACCCTGAAGAAAAACTTCTCTACTGAAAGAGAGAAAGATGTTGTTGGATTTGACACTAAAGTTAAAGACGCAATGGACAAGCTTACTGCTGATATGCAGTCTAAGCATGCTGACATCCAGAAGGAAATGGATAAGGCTCTTGCTGACATCACCGAGAAATCTGCTCCTAAAGTTGAGCGTAAGAACTTCGGTTGGTCTTTGCATGAGACTTTGAAGTCTAACCACGCTGAGATGGTTAAGAATGTAAAATCTGGTAAGGGTATGGAAATGACCATGAAGGATTTCAACTATTCTGACTTCACAGGTTATGAGCCTTTCGTAACTGACTTCAGAGATCCAATCTTGGTTAAGTATGAGTCTTTCCATTACAGAAATGTCCTTCCTGGAGGAACAATGTCTGGTGAGTTTGTTAAGTATCCAAAAGAAAACGCTACCGTAGGTGGAGCTAACACTTGGGCATACGGAGACGGTGCTAAGCCTGAAATTGAGCCTAAGTTCACTACTTACCAAGCAGATGCCGAGTGGATTGCAGGTCTTATCAAAGGTGTTCCAATTTCTATGATCGAAGATTTGGCTTGGATGACTTCATTCTTGCAGAACAAAGGTCGTGCAGAATTGTTGAAAAAGGAAGATACCTTCATCCAAGGTTTGCTTCTTGATGCTGCTAACTCTGAGAACTACAATGGTTCTAAGACTGTAAGCATTGAAATCTTGATTGATGCTGCTCTTCGTCAATTGAAGAACAACCTTCACACTCCAACTGGAATCGTATTGTCTAACCAAG